TGGAGGTGGTGGAGGCGGAGAGGTTGCACCTCCTCCCATCTTCGCAAACCCTCAAACAACTATGCTTGGAACCGATGGTGCTGCAATGGGCCAAGGCCAAGGCTCATCGCCTATGCGAGCCTATGTGGTCGAGAGGGACATCACCCAAAGCACTCGGAGGGTTCGGAGGTTGGAGGAATTTGCAACTCTTGGAGCCTAACCACATTTCCAACTATGGAACTACCCATTTACAGGATGACCGTGGACGAGGTGGATGAAGGGGTCCAATTCGTGGCCCTGACCGATATGCCGGCCATCGAACGGCCATTCCAAGCCTTCAGCCAAGCCAAGCAGAAGTTCACCGAAACAGGCGAACGCAGGGTCCTGACCGGGCCTCTCATGCTTGCAGACACTCCCATCTTTCGCAAGGACGAAACCTACGGGGAATACTACGTCGTCTTTGACAAAGCCACCATCCGCAAGATAGTCCAAAAGTATTTCAAGCAAGGCAACCAGCACAACGTCAACGCTTACCACAACGCAGAACTGGATGGCGTGTTCATGTTCGAGTCCTACATCACCGACTCCGAGCGTGGCATCATGCCACCGAAAGGATACGAGGACACACCCGACGGCTCTTGGTTCGGTTCCTTCAAGGTCGAGAACGACGAAGTTTGGGAGAACCGCAACCTTTTCCGGGGTTTCTCCGTTGAGGGCCTCTTCGGGATGGACAAGACCGAATCCGAACTGGAGGTCGCACTCGCTGGCCTCGCTGACGAATTAACCGCTTTTTTGCAACAATTAACCCCCACCTACAAATCCCACTAACTATGAATCTCAAAAACGCAATCGAATCCCTGCGGACTGAACTCCGCAAATTCAGCACCCAAAAGCAGTCCTTCGCTGACTACAAGTTGACCGATGGCACGGTTGTCCGTGTTGACGGGGACCTCGTTGCCGGGACTGCCGTTTACGTCGTTGCCGAAGATGGCACACTCCCTGCACCCGATGGCGAGCATGTTGTCGAAGGCGTTGGCACGATCAAGACCGAAGGAGGCAAAATCGTTGAGGTCATCGCTGCCGAAGTCGCAACCCCGGTCATCGAGCCGTTGCCCGTTGCTGCTGAAATCACTCCCGAAGTGGCCGTTGAGGTTACCGAAGAAATCAAGGAAGCCTATCCTGCCATGACCCCCGAAGTTGTGGAGGCCATCGTTGCCAAGCATCTTGGAGCCATCATGGAAGAACTCAAGGCAGCCTATGCCGAGATGGGAAAGATGAAAGAGAAAATGTCTTCATTCGCAAGCCAAGTTGAAACCATGGCCGATATCGTCGAGAAAGTTTCCGAACTCCCAGCCGAAGCCCCCAAGGCCAGCGGTTCCGCAATCGTTGAGCAGCGTAAGGCTCAAGCCTCGCAGAACTTCAACGCTCTCGCACAAGCACTCCAATCACTCAAAAAAAACTAAACCCCTAAACCCCCAATAAAATGGCTTACAATTTTGGCAATCTAGCCACCTACACCGACCAAGAGAGGCTTCCTCTCATCACCAAAGCGGTATTCTCCGCTCGTTCAGCAGCCCTCTTCACCAAGCAGGTGGGCATCAAGTTCGCTGCTGCCCTCAACCTCATGGACACCGATGCCTTGATTCAAGGCGGTGATACTTGCGGTTTCACAAGTTCAGGAACAACCACATTCAGTCAGCGAAATATCACCGTTGGCCGTATGAAGGTCATGGAAACTTTGTGTCCTCGCTCCTTGGAGCAGTACTGGATGCAGACCCAGTTGACCCAAGGTTCAATGTACGATGGCGTTCCTTTCGAGCAGGCGTTTGCCGAGCAGAAGGCTCTCCGTATTGCCGAGGCGTTGGAAAACGCTATTTGGCAGGGTAACGCTTATTTCAGCGGTGTCAACCAACTTTTGAACGCTGCTTCGGGTTCTACGATTAGCGGTAACACAGGAGCGGTATCGGCCTCCGTTGGTATCACTACAAGCAACGTGATTGCCATCTTTGACGGAATCTACAACCAAATCCCACAGGCCATCTTGACCAAGACTGACCTCGTAATCTTCTGCGGTTGGAACAACTTCCGTACCTTGATTGGTGCTTTCAAAGCCTCCACAGGTGTCATGTACAACCAAGTTGACTTGGCTGGTCTTGCTGACGGGGACATCATCTATCCCGGCACAAACGTCCGTGTAATTGCGGTTCCCGGCTTGACCAACACCAACCGCATCGTTGCATCTTACCTCGGTAATTTCTTCTACGGGACGGACCTTTTGAGCGACGAGGAGCAGTTTTCCATCTTTTATTCAAGGGACCTAGACGAAGTACGGAGTATCGCAGCTTTCAAAGCAGGCGTGCAACTAGCGTATCCAGACTTGGTTGTAGACTTCCGCTTGACCTAATGTGTAGGGGGGAGGGAAACCTCCCCTCACTTTTTTGTTCTCTTGAAACTTAAAACCAAAACACACATATGTCCTGCTCCTTAACAACTGGCTACGCCCTTGGCTGCCGTGATTCCGTAGGTGGAATCAAAACAATTTACGTCCAAAACTGGATTTCTACCGGGTCCTGCAACGCTAACCTTTCAGGTGCGGTTACGGGGTTCACCGGATACAATGCAAGCGGTTTTTTTGAATACGACTTGACCAAAGCCACGTCATCCATGACCGAAACTTTGAACGCAAGCATGGAGAATGGCACAATCTTCTACACCCCCGAAGTAACCTTCACCATCAACAAAATGCAAGTCGCAGTACGCAATCAACTCCGTTTGCTCGCTCGTAGTAAAGTCATCGTCATCGTTCAAGACAACAACAGTCGTTACTGGTTGCTGGGTGCTATAAATGGCCTTGAGGCAACTGCTGGAACCGCTGGAAGTGGTACTGCCTTTGGCGACCGAAACGGCTACGAAATAACGCTTTCCGGGATGGAGCCTGACCCGATGTTCCTAATCGAGTCAACAGTCTTTACACCATCGACTGCGCAGATACTCGGCTCGTAGTATCTTCGCATCAGGTTTTCATCACTGAGGTTTGAGAGGGGCAGTCAGCAATGGCTGCCCTTCTTATTTTTACCCCATGAAGATTTGTATCGTTTACAACGCCCATCCAACCGGGTGCAGTTTCTACCGCCTTGAAATGCCGAACGCATACCTTGGCGACAACTACCCGGAATTTGACTATGTGTGCGTTGAGAATATCACCACCATCAGCGACGAGGGATTGAAGTCCATTGACCTGTTCCTGTTCAGCCGGCTTTGGTGTCAGGGGACGATGGAGCAGGTGGAGAACGTCTACAAAGCCCTGACCCAATTCGGGGCCAAAGTCATCCTTGACTTGGACGACTACTGGGTGCTTGAATCGGGCCACATCATGTATCGCCACTATCACCAAACCAAACTCGCAGAGGTCATCCGTAAGCACATCAAATTAGCCGATTGGGTTACCTGTACTACCGAGCATCTTGCTGCCCGCATACGGCCTCTAAATGCGAATGTGAGCATATTGCAGAACGAGCCTTACGAAGCGTATCAGCAATTCATTCCCAACCCCGACGAAGAACCCGACAAGCACCTCGTCAAGTTCGGTTGGTTCGGTGGGGCGCAGCATGGAGAGGACATGGAGATGCTCCGTGAGGGGATGCAGAAACTACGCTGGGACGCAAACCTTGACGGCAAGTACCGCCTCTACCTCGGAGGGTGGAACGACAACAACCCTGTCTATGAAGGCTATGAGAAAATAATCAGCGATCAAGGCAACAACCCGAACTACGGACGCATTCAGGCTGCTGACATCTATTCCTATGTGGGTGGCTACAACTTCGTGAACGTAACCCTTGCACCGCTCCGAGATACCAAGTTTAACAAACTCAAATCCGAGTTGAAGGTGGTCGAGGCAGGGTGGATGAACAAGGCCATCATCGCATCCGAAACCATACCCTACACCGATGTCATCAAGCACGGAGAGAACGGGTTCTTAGTCCCTTACAACAAACCAAAGGACTGGTACAAATACATCAAGCAGTTGATTCTTGACCCCGACCTTCGCAAGGGATTGGCTGACAACCTAACGAGGGACATCAAAAAGCGGTTCAATGTAGCCGAAACCGCCAAGAAACGAGCCGAACTATACAGGCAGATTGGGCGCAAATTGTGAAATTCGGGGGCATCGCACATTTACAAGCAGATGCTTTACCTGAACCCTGACACAACCAACACACTGACGGTTACATGGACCGAGCGAGCCAGCACGGGGGACCGCTACATCTTGCGACTCACAAGCATCGCCAAGAACACCACGACCGATTTCACCTTACTGAAATCAGCCAACCTTTCCAACTACACGAATCGCTATGACCAATTTTCGATTGCCGTGGGGTCGCTTGAAACAGGCTCGTATAAGTATGAAGTTTACGATACCAATAGCACGGTTTCAGCAGCCCTTGCGGTGGTTGAAACGGGCTTGGCATTTGTACAAACCGCAACGATAGGCTTCAATACCTACGCCAATTCAATCACTTACAACACCTTCCTCGCATCCAGCGTGAGGGTATTCGATTCAACCTTTGACCAATCCTTCGCATGAGCGTACAAACACGAAGCCAACTCCAAGCGAGTGCATTAACCATCACCAACGAAACCGCTGCCGGGGCCAACACCGCATCCCGTGTAGGCGGTCTATTCGACGACCTTGCCGATACCGCAACGCTTGATCGAGAGCGTGGCTTTGCAAACCTTTACCTCGACACCGACACGGCCTTCACGCCTACGCAAGGGCAACGGGTCAAGTTGACAAGTTCGATGAAATCAGGCGTTTTGTCAACCTACAATTTCTCACGAACTACCAACTCGCTGACCTACACAGGCACAACAGGGGCGACCCTTCGCATCGCTGCGTCCATGGTCCTTGCGCAGCAGGGCAACAACAACCAAATCAAGGTCTACATCGCCAAGAATGGAACACCGATAGACCAGTCAATGACCGAGATTAAAATCAGCCACTCAGACGGCCATGGGATTTACACGGAAGCCTACGTTACGGGTGCGGTCAACGATGAGTTCACCATCTACGTCAACGCAATCGATAGCGGTGGAAGTATCACGATTTCAGCCCTTTCATTTACCATCCAAACGCTATGAGTAATAAATCTACTCAACACTTCACCCAATGGCTTGGGATAGAACATAAGGTCCCTGTAATGCTGGAGAACCGCTCCGGCAAATACATCACCTACGGCTTTGCCAACGAATACCCCTACTACCTGCTGGACAACTATCGCAGGTCGTCCAAGCACAATGCCATCGTTAACGGCAAGGTCAACTACATTATGGGCGGAGGCTGGCAGGCAGGGGATGACTTGACCGTGGAGCAGCAGGCCCGGTTCATCAAGTTTTTTGACGGACTTTCCAGCACCGAGGACTTGAACGACATCACCGAGAAACTGGTCCTTGACTTGGAGATTTTCAACGGCTTTGCGGTCGCAGTTACTTGGTCCAAACTTGGGACCATCGCCAAGATGGAGCACGTCCCGTTCGAGAAAATCCGGGTTGACAAAGAAGAGAAAATGTTTCAAGTCGCCGACTGGTACAACGACGACATGATGCAACTCTTCCCCAAGGTTGGGGACATCGAGAAAATCCCTGCATTCGACCCGGAGAATCGCCTCGGAAAGCAGTTGTTTTATTACAGGGTCTATGCAGCAGGCGTGAAACACTACCCGCTTCCCGAATACATCGGTGGCAACGCTTGGATTGAAGCAGACGTACAGGTGGCCAACTTCCACAACAACAACCTCCGCAACAACTTTTGGGGGGGATACTTGATAAACTTTAACAACGGCATCCCGACCCCCGAAGAACAGGGGGATATTGAGCGTCAAATCAAACGCAAGTTTTCAGGAACCGACAACGCTGGTCGCTTCGTTGTAACCTTCAACGACGATGCAGCCAAGGCCCCGACTTTGGAACCGCTCACTCCGAGCGACATGGATAAGCAGTTCGAGATACTGAACAAAGCCATTCAGCAGGAGATATTCATCGCACACCGTGTAACCAACCCCATGTTATTCGGAGTAAAGACCGAGGGCCAATTGGGTGGTCGCAACGAATTGGTCGAGGCTTACGAACTATTCAAGGCCACCTACGTCAACGACCGGGTGCGCAAAGTGGAACGGATGATTAACTACCTCGGTTCGTTCAACGGAGTCGAAGGTATGGAACTTATCCCGGTGGAACCCATCACGGAGCGACTAAGCGAACAGGCTCTTTTGCAGATAATGACCCAAGACGAACTGCGTGAGAAAGCAGGTCTGCAACCTTTGGAGAAACCTGCCGACGTGGTTGGACCTAACCCCCAACCCGACGAGCAACCCCAAGCCGTTGAAGCCTTGCAGAGCAACGACAACATCAAGAAGTTGTCAGGCCGTGAGTATCAAAACCTGATGCGAATCGTGCGTCAGTATATGCAGGAGAAAATCACGCTGGAGATGGCACGGACCATGTTGTCAGCAGGCTTTGGGCTATCAGCCCAAGAGATTGACACGATGCTCGGAGTGCAGGCCCAAGAGTTCAGCGAGCCTACTTGGGGCGAGGAAGACGACGAGGACTACGGATGGGGCGATGAAGAATTCAAAGTCTTGGAAGTGGTTGCAAGCAAGTTCGGATGCCATGCCGACGACTACCATGTGATGCACTCCAAGCCGATGCGGTTTGACTCCAACATAGACGAAAACATCCGCTTGGCCTTTGCCGAACTGGGCGAAGAAGAAGTCGAACTGGACCTGAAGATTGAGGCGTATCGCAAGAAGAACCGGGACGCATCGGTTGAAGAAATGGCCAAAGAGTTTGGTGTGAGCAAGGCCAAGGTCGCCAAGCGAGTCGCTTACCTAATCACAAAGGACCGCTACCCAATCAGCCGGGCCGTGGACAAGATTGCCGAGCAGAACCTGCCCAAGAATGTCAAGGAAGTTGCCGAGCCTGTACTGGAGGTCCGCTACAAATACGCATGGGCCACAGGTTTTAGCAACAAGGACAAAGGCTCCAGCCGTGAGTTCTGCAAGGTGATGCTTGACTTGGCGGGGCAGGGCAAGGTTTACACGAGGGACGACATCGACGGGATTAGTGCTATCATGGGCTACTCCGTTTGGAACAGGAGAGGCGGTTGGTATCACACGCCCAGCGGAGTGAATAGACCGCAATGTCGCCATGTATGGGAGCAGCAGTTGGTCATCCGTAAAGGCAATAAAATCACGAAGGCATGAAGGCACTATTCATAAGCGAAGAAACGCTGCTCGACAATAGCATCATCAACGAGAACGTATCATATACGCAGATACGCCCAACGGTCATCAAGGTCCAAGAGATGCGGATTCAGCCGATTGTTGGCTCTCCGTTGTACGGGGAATTGGTTACGCAGGTGGTCAGCGGTTCAACGTCTGCACTCAACCAAACGCTCTTGGAGGACTACATCCAGCCGGCTATGATTCAATGGCTTTACTACGAGTTGCCCATGGTGTTGGCCTTTAAATACATGAACAAGGGCATGGTCCGTAGAACGAGCGAAGAGTCCTCCCAAATGAGCATGGAAGAGATTACCCGACTGACCGATAAGGTCAAGAACGATGCCGAGTGGTACTCCGAACGCATTACCCGCTACCTCATGGAGAACCGCAATTCATACCCCTTGTGGAACTCGCCTCCGTCTGCTTTGGATACGATTTACCCGAACGCAACCAACTACCGAACCGGGATGGTCTTGGACCGCAACCGAAGGATGGGAATCAGCAACCTTGACTACCCCTATCCCTACGGACAATTCGGGGCGTGTAATGACTGCTGACGATGGGTGCGCACAAGAAGAACATACTGAAACTGCAAAACTATGTCTTGGATAAAAATCAAGCAAGCCCTGCTGGACCTTGCCAACAACCATCCGCAAGTAAACTCGTTCGGGACGGGCGACCCTCTTGCGGTAGGCACGGACAACACCATCAACCTGCGAACCCCAAGCCGTGAACGCATCGTCTATCCGCTCGTGTTTGCGGACGTTCAGTCAGCAAGTACTGACGCTGGGACTTTGGACTTGGTGGTTGGGGTTTACTTTTCTGACCGTGTTGAGTCCATTAAGCCGATGGGCGGAGTGGTTTCGGGCAGCCCTACGCTGGGTTGGCAGGACAATGAGGATGAGGTCCTAAGCGACCAGTTACAAATCGCACAGGACTTTATTTCATCGCTTACAAACGACCCAAGCGAAGACTGGACCCTCTCATCCAGCGTGAGCCTTACGAGGTTTGTAGAGAGCCGAGACGACCGCACGGCAGGATGGCAGGCGACGATGACCTTTGAAATCCCTTACGGCCATTCGGTTTGTGAAATTCCAGTCTAATCTACATTTACAATTAAACGCTAAAAAATGCCTACACCCATATTGCAACAAATGCTCGGACAGGGCGGTACGATGGAGTTTATCAATGGATCCGTTACCGGGAAAAACTACGACTTCCTTGTAGTCAACACCGCTGCCACATTTACAACCCTTACTGGAACTGGAAGTGAGAACCTGCTAACCGCTTACAACTTTTCGGGGGCTTCCATATCCGCTGGCATCGTAATCAGCGGTCGCAATGGCGGCAAGATTACTGCGGTAACTCCAAGCGTCGGTTCGGTTATCGGTTTCACATTCCTGTAAGCAATGCTGATAGGTTACGGCTACGGCTATCCAACCAACCAACTGCTTGGCGGTGGCAATCCGTTTTGGCTTGCATTCAACCAACGTGCAGACGCTGACGGGGCTTTGCCTGCCGAGGCTGCGGTCAATGGATGCCTCCAAACCCGATTCCTTAACTCCTTCCAATCATACGCTTTCTTCGTCTTTTATTCCAACTCTTGGCAGCCGTTTATGCAACGGGCGAATACCGACTCGGCTGACGCTGCGGAGGTTCGCTTCATCAACTGCCTCGAAGTCCGAATGTATAATCTCCTAAACGCATAGCAGATGCCTGCAAGCCCATCTTTACTCATCGTCCCTGCTCGCTTTAAGACGGGGAAACTCTACACCCAAATCGCTACGACTTCGGCTGGGGTGGTTCTCGGTTCATCGGGGGACTTCAACGTTACCCGTGCAACGACTGCGACCCGATTCAATTCGGCTGGCTTCATTGAAAGCGTTGCAAGCGGTGTGCCTCGCTTGGATTACTACACCAGCGGAGGAACGGCTGGCTGCCCTGCTCTCTTGGTGGAGGCGAGTGGGTCGAACTTGGCGTTGCAGAGCGAGAATTTTACAACAACTTGGTCGGCAACCAGTTTGAATATAACGAGTGGGTTTACATCACCAACCAACAGCAATTTAGGTGCATTAATTGAGGCTTCCGCAGCGGGCGGTCGTTTGCGTCAATCCGTAACTTTGACAAGTGGAGCAACGCTTGATTTTTCTTGCTTTGCTAAACTCGGAACATTATCCAGCGGTGTGTCCTTGGTTTTTCAAGATGGAACCGCTACAAACTACACATCAGGTGCTTGTCAGGCTTTCCGCTTAGATACTGGACAATTAGCATCAAGTGGCTCAACGGGTGCTGGATTCACCGTTGTTCGGTCGGGCATTGAGAATTATGGCAATGGATGGTATCGGTGTAACCTTGCGGTAACAATGGGCTATACCCCTGCTAATCCTCATATAATGATAAGACCAACGGCGGCGCTTACATCAAACATCCCTGTAACCGTCAGCGGAGACACTTGCTACATCTTTGGCGCACAACTTGAAACAGGCTCCATCGCCACCTCCTACATCCCCACAACTACCACAAGCGCAACACGCAACGCAGAGGTAATAACCCTATCAGGAGCAGTCAGCGGATGCATCGGGCAGACGGAGGGGACGATTTATTTGGAAACAGATGCACTTGTTAGCGGGGCAAGTGATTTATTTTGCTTTGCAAGGGCCACAACGAATACTGTATCGATAAGCAAGAATTCTACCAATATAATTCAAGCCACCGTATACACATCTGGCCCATCGCCAGCCTTAACTATAGCAGCATCAGGCACCGTGTCAGGAAATCTGAAAATAGCGGTTGCATACAAGACTGGCGAAAGCGCTTTGTATATCAATGGGGTTCCAATTGGGACGAGTTCAACCGCATTCTCTTTTACTGCTGCATTAACTGAGATTAACATAAACTTGACTGGATTTTTTGAGGGGAGAGGCAACCAAAGGATTAGTGCCTTATCCCTCTACACCACTCGCTTAACCAACGCAGAACTCGCTGCCCTTACAACCCTCTAACGATGGCTACCTTCCGAAAATACGCATTCCCCAAGCAGGCCGACGCTGACAAGGTGCTGGCTCTCTGCACAGGCACGACCGCTGCGGTGGCCCTCGGAGTCTTGGATAAGTTCATCGCCTACGACATTCTTTGGGAGGGCGACGCACCCGAAGAGGCCACCCAGTACGAAACTTGGCCCGAACCAGTCGGAATCCACACCTTCGCAGGATGGGACGAGCAGTACGCAGCCGACTACGAACAACACAAATCTTTATGAAACTCTTTCGCAAACGCAACTCCGAAACCCCAAAACTCCCAATAATGAAATCAGCCGTCATCGCATTACTTCGTCACCTGTTAACCTTCATCGGTGGAACCCTTGTTGCCAAAGGCATCATCGATGCAGCCACGCTCACCGAAATTATCGGTTCCGTATTGACCTTGTTGTCAGTTGGTTGGATGGCCTTGGATAAAACAAAGGGCGAGCCGAACAAGTAATGAACCTAATAGAAACCACCATCGTCGGGAGCGTTGCAGCAATCGTCGGTGGGGCGGTCGCTTGGTTCACCAAGGGCCGTGTTGAATCGGACTCCCTGCAAGTCAGGCAAGCCCAAGCGGTGCTTGCTATGTGGCAGGCTACCAGCGAGTCACAAAACAAGGAATTAACACAACTTCGTAACGAGGTGGTAAGTTTGCGTCAGCGATTGGAAGACATGGAACAACTGGTTCATGAACTCCAAGCCGAGAATGCCAAACTTAAAAACCTCGTATGATTCTACCAGCCACCAAGCACACCCGAAATATCCACGAAGTCACCTGCCAATCGGGGCAGGAGTTCTTACTTGTCAGCGACCTGCATTGGGACAACCCCCATTGCGATAGAGGCTTGCTGAAAAACCACTTGGACGAAGCCGTCAAGCGGAATGCTGCCATCATACTCAATGGCGACACCTACTGCTGCATGGGTGGGAAATATGACCGTCGTGCTGACAAGTC